AGTAGTAATCACTGAGAAGGAACAACTTTCAAATAAGGGCGACCGTGCCATTATCAACATTGCTGAAGCGCGTTTGAAGTCCGTTATGGGTATGCTTCAACGAGAGTTCTGTAAGCAAGTTGTTCGTGGTAACTCTACAACCTTGACCGAACTGGAAACTTTGTCTCCTTTTGTTACCGGTGGATGGTTTGGATGTCAACCTTTTGGACAACAAACTGGTTTTGTAGGTAATCTAAACAAAGCTACCTATACAAGTACATTTCAAAATCAATATGTAGATTGTCCATCAGCGTTCCCAGGTGTAACTGATCAAGCAACTCGTCTTTTCCGAGCGATGAGTAAGTTGTACATTGATACACAAGTATATGCTCCTGAAGGAGAAGTTGACATTATTCTTATGTCACCTCGTTGTTATGAGCTATACAAGAACAGTCTTTTCAACCAAGAGCGTTACACTTCTTTGCAAGAGCAACGTGACATGGCTGGTAAGCTGGGACTGATGTTCAATGGTGCAAAAGTATATGTTGAGCCTAATCTTGGTAATACATTTACACAAGCAACTCTTGGAACAGGAAATGCTAAAGATATGGATGGTGTTGATATAGTATTTGGCGGTGCTGCAACACAATACCAAACTGATGGAGCAAACAATGGAACTATTGATGCGATGTTCTTGAACAGCAAACTTCTTTCATTGTACTTTGACAAAGATGCTTATTTTGAGATGAGCGAGTTTGAACGTATCTCTGGATATGCGGCTATGGCTGCTCACATCATGACTCGTACACAGTTGGCTACAGCGAACTTGAGCGGACATGGTATTCTTATTAACGCATTTGCAACCATTAACTAGAGGTAAATCATGGCTACTCAAAACTTACTACAAAGACTAGACGCTGCTGCTGATACAACAGGTTCTTCTGTAAATGCATCAGACCGTCGTATTGAAGAAGTATTTATTGCATCCGAAGCGATTGCAGCTGGTGATTTTGTTACTCTTGATCTGAGTAAATCAGACGATAGTGACAAAGCATTGCATGTCAAGAAGCTGAACTCTGGTGCTACTATTACATCATTGTGTGTTGGTGTTGCGATTGCTGCTGCTGCGGCTGCGGGTGACAACATTCGTATTTGCGTTCGTGGAATGATTTCTGCAAACGTTGCTACTGGTGTTGCTCAAGCAGATCGACTTGTTGCATCATCTACTGGTGGACGTGCGGAAGTTGCTCCTGAGTTTCTTACTGTTACAGGTGGAGCAGGTGCAGGAACAAAAGTACAACAACAACATATTGTTGCGATTGCTGTGTCTGCTGAATCTGGCAACGCTGCTACAGTATACGTACTTCCAAACTTTTAAACCATAAGGTTTCTCTCTGAATGGGGGTGAGATTGTTCGCCCCCATTTTTATAGGATGGCATTATGAATCTACGTGAGATAAGAGAATACATTGCAAATATTACAGACTATGATCCCAATGTAAATAGGGATTATTCTGCCCAGGTTGACAATGTAATCAACGAAACCTATCGTATGTTGTTCTCGGAGAAGCCTTTTACTTTTGCACAGAAAGAAGTAAAGATACCGATATATACTGATGCGGAATATACAGCATCAGGTGTTACAGGTGTCATTGCAGGATTAACTCAGATTGTAATAAATCCTTCGATACCTGATTGGGTTGAAGGTAACATTATAGAAATAGATGGTGTTGAGCATGATGTTATATATAAGGCATCAGCAATCACTGTATTTATAGAAGGAAGTTTTGCTTTTATTGGACAACCAGTAAAGTTTAAACAAAGATATATACGTTTACCAAAAGATTGCGTATCGATATTGCAGGTTGGCAAACGTAGTATGAGCATTTCTCCTACAGCTGTGGGTCGATATATACCATTGACTAGGTATGAAGATGAGTACTACAATCTTCCGTTGGATGAGGTAAACATTCCGAACTACTGGATTATGCAGGATTCAGAATATGTATCTGCACCACCGATTGTATTGACACCAACAGCAACAGCTACATCAGCAGGTCAGGGAACCAGAACTGTACGATTGGCATATACATATGTAAAGTATCCAGCCAATGGTCAGGCTACAGAGTTGGAATCTGGGTTGTCTCCATTTTCGGAACCAATCACATTTACTGATGCGCAACGAATGACATTGACATCTTCGTTGGATTTAACAAAGGTAGGATACGCTAGACGATTTTACATAAAGAATGCAGCAACAACACCTCAGTTTGATGGAGTGTATCAAGTTGGTACATTAAAAGATGTTTCTGCATCTTTATCAGAAAACATAGATTTTACGCAGTCTGACTTTGAGAATGGTAGTTTTGTATTAAATAATCCTAGGTATACATATACGGATGGATATGTTCAAAGGATTCGTTTATATCCTAGACAAAGTACGGACTATGAGCTATCGGTGCGTTACATATATCGACCTGCAAGATTGCAAGAGGATACTGATACTCCAGACCTACCGCAAAGTCATCATCTTGTGTTGGCTTACGGATCTTTGATGGATATTTTTAATAAGCACGACAATGCACAAATGAGTCGTATATATCGAGCAAAGTATTTGGAAGAGATTATAAAGTTGGAGCAACGATTCTTGACACAAAAGCCTAGGCGTTGGGTAAAAGGTTACATGCAAGAAAGTGGTGTTGATACAGTACCAATGTGGACACCGCTTAAGAGGTTGTAATGAAAGATACTCATATACAAATAATCGATCTGAAGGGATTGTTTCAGCAGGTTCCTCAACCTCCATCGGGTGTATTTGAGTTAGAAAACTGGGCTGTTGATCCAGTTACAGGTGGTTGGGTAAATCGTCTTGGTTGGGAAAAGTATGATGTCAATGCGAATGATTGGGATCCATTCTTGACGAGTGTGATTGATAGCATGTTTTATGTGCAGCGTCACCAAGGAGCGCAAGACAGTATATTGTTTGAGCAGTCGGGTGTGTTGTACCAGCTGAATGATTTTACTGGCCCATTAAAAAAACAAGAGCTATCGACAGCAAGAGTACAGCCACTGGTGTCAGAAGTGGGTACACAGTATGCTCAGTTTGGAAGATACATTATTTATGTCAATGGATACAATAGACCAGCCAAAAGTCATTTGTGGCCGTGTACAAGTTATACAACAAACTATTTGGTTGAGTTGCCATTGGGTTTTGATTCATTGCCATCCGCTCCAGTTGTATGGGGAGTAGAGACAGATCCATCATCGACTTCGACAGATGGAGATAAAATCAGTGTATTTTTTTTTCCAGCTTCTACTCCTCAAACTGATTTTAAAGATAAAGGCCTTGGAATACCAACTAGTACCAAAGAAAATAAATATCGATATAGAATCTCTTTTGTAAATACAGCGGGTTCTGAGGGTCCTTTATCTTCTTTTTCAAATACCATATCATGGACTACGCCTACACAAAAATATCGATATGCAATAAATGTTGATATACCAACAGGCAATGAAGATGTTGTTGCACGTAGAATATATCGTACAAAAAACTTTTCAGATGATGCAGGCAATGATTCGTTGACGTATTATTTTGTTGCTGAAGTTCCCAATAATCGAGATGATATATTTATAGATGATATACCGGATACAGCATTGGGTTCTCAGGCTCCATTAGAAAACAACTCTATTGTAATGCCGGCTAGAAAGGCAAGATTTGTTGGTGTATACAAAGATTGTTTGTTTCTTGATGGTGGTCGTGATGAGGACTTGACGTTATATTTTTCTAATCCTGCAAGACCAGACCAGTTTGGAGCATTTTCTTTTATCACACTAGGCCATAGACAGGGTGGTGGTCTTACAGGATTATACTCATACTTTTCTCATTTGTTGATTTTCCGAGAGAAGAGTATTGATATATTGCAAGGTGATTATCCAAACTTTTCATCAGCAAGTTTGTCTCAGTATATTGGTACGATTGCAACAAATACGATTGTGTCGGTCCCAGGTCTTGGTGTAGTATTTTTATCGTATGATGGTGTGTACAGCGTAAATATAAACTTGGATTACAGCGATAGCCCCAATGTACAAAATGTTACACCTCATTTACGTGATTTGTTTCGACGCGTCAATGTTGATGCATTGGCAAAAGCATCGGGTGTATACAGCAAAAAGAGGCGAGAGTTAATCTTTTCGTTTCCTGTAGATGGTAGTCCTGTAAACAATATGGTTTTGGTGTATCATACAGATAAACAAAGTTGGTCAACGAGAGACTTTCCGATGGGTCAAATGATTGTAAATGCAACGGGTGATGTTCTTTTTGGTATGTCCGATGCTGCGCCATCTTCAACTAATCAGCATGGTATTATGGTATTGTCTCATCGTCGATGTACAGGTCAGACAAAACGTGAAGATGCGATTGTAGATTTGAATGCACCGACATCGATTCTTCGATCAGCATGGTTGGATATGGGTGATGCATCGCTTAAGAAGAAGATACATGGTGTGTATATTTACTTGGCTACAGGTGGGGATCAAGACATACCATTGAAGTTTTTTACTGATTACGATTATACAACACAGCATACATCTCAAGCTTTGCGTCAACAACCAGCTGACATTGCAGACCAACCTGTGTACAATGTTGCACAGTTGGATAGTGGAGCAAGTTGGCAAGAGCCATTGATTACAATGTTGCGATATGACATATATACAAAAGCCTGTAGCTGGTTTCAGTTTATGATAGAAACAACAGCAGACATGCATGTGATTGGATATGCGATAGATTATACAGCAGCTGGCACACGAATCATAAAAGGTAAGAAGTTATGAGCAAGAAGTGGACAGAAGGATATCCTCGTGACAATGCGATAATCGATTATAAGCAGTTTAATCAGGGATATAATACACAGAAGAGTAGTTTGAATGGTGGTATTGATCGCACCATGACACCAGTGAATGTATTTGATGAAGCCAATAAGAAGGACAAGGCGCTACATTATGTTCAGATATTTCGTCGTGGTGACAATACAGCCTTAGAAGATACATCGATTGTTGCAGGTGCGAGTGATTTTAGAGGAATCACATACAACACATATGGTGGTGGATGGGTAACTGTAGATGAGTTTACATTGTCTGACATGAAAGATGGAATGTTACATTGGGAGTTTTCATGTCATGTATACAATAATCTTGAGTATACATTTACGAATGTAAAGTCAACATCGATTCGATTATTGTTTGATGGTGTAGAAGTATGTTCAGCATATAAGTTGTCTCTTGCTACAGTTACATATCGAATGGTTTGTGATGTTCCAATCACAGCATCACCTAATACAGTAACTGTTCAAGCTAGGTCTGTAGCTGCGGGTGCAACAGAAAACACTAGATGTTTATTTACGCTTTTATCAATGCAGCATATGTTTATTGGGAGATGGAGATGAGCAGAATAACCAATGCGGATCCAATAAAGAGGGGATCTAGTTATACATCAACTCAGTTGAATCAACAGTTTACAGAAGTAAATGCGGCATTCCCGATGGATGGAGACAATGTTCGAAACGAAGGTATTGATCAACCTGTGTTCGATTTGAATAATGGTCATGGAAAAAGCGGGATTATATTGGTTGCAGCAGATAGTAATGACAATACAACTCCAGTAACAGCATCAGCAAATACAGCAACAACTTCACCTTTTGATTCACCAGTAACGATTCAAACTTGGACACTATTGCAGCCTGTAACAACAACAGATTTGATACGAGTATATTGGCAGTTTGATTATGAAACAGTTGTAAACGATCTTGCTCCAGTCAATGTGCAAGATAATAATGGTTGTGTGTGGGCAATATGGTTGGAGTATCAAAGTAGTTTTGGTGGTAGTTGGGAAGCAGTACCCAATCAAGGAGATTTTGAACAAGGGATTGCCGGAAGTCCAGGTAGTATTACATCTTATGGTACACATACATCTCAAGGGTATGGATGTACGATTGTTCCTCATGCATTGGTTTATCATGATTCATCAACTCGAGTACGTACACCCAATCCATCAACAGGTTATGGAGATTGGATTTATGCTCCAGACAGCAACATAGTTATATATGGTTTGCGTTTGCGTATACGAGGGTTGTTGGATCAAAAGTATGATTCTGTAACAGGTGTTGCACAAAACTCTTGGAGATTATTAACAACATCATCAGGTGTACAAACGAATACTGTGTCTCGTAGTTATATGGCATATTTGGTAATGAGGGAACAATGAGTATTACATTTCCAAAAACGTTTGCAACATCAGAGGTAGCGAATGCTGCTGATGTACGTAGCAATATTGATGCAATGCAGAAGAAACAAGCCAAACTATCAGGTACGGATTTTGCAACAGGTCAATGGATAGACACGCATCATATAATGGAAGGTCGATATGAACCAACAGGCAATATATCTGTAAATGTATCAGGTATATTTGGTGGTAGAAATAACGGTACTTTTTTAAACAATCTATCTTATTGTTCTCGTTGGTTGACGGATAGAACAGGTGCGAGTGGTTCAAAAATACCGAGAGCATACATACCGTATACAAACATAACATTTGACATTTTACGTCCCTGTACATTATTTTTTCAATGGTCAATGATACATCAGTCTGAATCTGATTCAGATGGAACGGATGGTGTTACAAAACTATTTCCAACTTTAAATGCTAAATATATTACAGACGGTATTGTACATCATCAGGTATATGAAAGTAAGGGATTGGTTGGTTTAGATATATTGATAGATGGTGTACAAACAACAAATGGTTTTGTATTGGATGATATATCTAGTCAAGTTCGTGGTTACAGTATTGGATTAGCAGCACAATCGACTGCTGGTAAATGTCAAAATGTATCATGGTCAGTATCATTAGAATGTTTTTATATGTGAGGTAAGTTATGACAGGACTAGAGTTAGCATTGCTGTCAGGATTAGGTGGATCGCTGATAAAAGGTGTGTCTGGAGCTATTGGTGCAAGTGGAGCAGCAAAAGATTTACAGTTGACCGATGAGCAACGTCGTAGATTAAAAGAGTTGGAACGTATGGAAGCGGAATCTGCTTTTGGTATGTCAGATCAAGATCGTCAAGCGTATGGTACACAAGTGATGTCTCCGGTACAAACGGCAGAACGAGAAGCATTGGCACGTTTTGGTGCAAGTCAAGCGGTAGGAGACATTGGTCAAGGTGCAGCGTTTCGACAACAACAAGCGTTGAAACAAACATCAGAGGCTGCTCGAGCAGAAGCCCAAAGAGCAGTGGCAGAAAGAGATGCGACTGTAGCACAGCAACAACAGCAACAACTAGCAATGATGCGTCAACAAGAGTTGCAACGCAAAGCAATGGAGCGTGAAGCGGTGATGTCTTTGTTGGGTGCAGCTGGAGAAGGATTGACACAGGCGGGTGGTATTGCAGCAAAGATGAAGTTTGCAGAAGAGACATATGAAAGAGACAAGCCTAGT